TCCATCTCAGAGGCTTCGTTGATCCACGCGCCAGTGAGTTCGAGAGAGCGGAGCTTGTTTACGTCTTCCGGTCTGTCGATAGCGATGAATAGAACTTCGATCTCAAGCCCGGTGCCGTCGCCAATGTTGTCGATGTTGATCGTCGACGTAATCGGCGTATCCCACTTCATAACCGCAATGTCCTTCATCCAGTCCATCCACGTTTTGATCGTGGTCGACTTGAGTTCAGGATAGGTGTTACGCAGTGCAGCCCATCGTGAGCGACGGATTCCATCTGGCCCCGGCAACTGCCGCAAGCCTCTGACGAGAATCTCGTAGCAGCAAGCTGTGGACTTTCCAGATCCTACCGGCCCCATCAGTCCACGGACGAACGAGTCATCCAGATGGAAGGCCTCCGAAGAGGGGCCGGGAGGGATATAACTGATCTCCATTACCAGAGTACTTTTCGTGCCCAGTAATTCGCGGAGAACTTGTCGTCCTTAGTCAGCTTACCGGACTTGTCGCGGATGCCAGCGGAGCGGGAGAGGTAATTCTCGCGGCGCTTCTCACTGCCATGCTGCGTGTAGTCCTGCATGCCACGAAGGCCAAAGCGAACAAGCTTCACGTCCTCGCCTTTCTTGGCAAGAACCATCTTTTTCTCTTTGGCTCCAGCAGGAGCATTGATCGGCTTGTTGAATCCGGGGAACTTGTGTCCACGGTAGACAATCTTGCCGCCTTCTCGTTTCACGTCACTGGCTTTCATAAGTGCCTCCTTATTCAAGCATCAACCAAAACCGATGGCCGACTTCAAAGCCGGGTTGTCAGTAGCATAAGCTAACCAAGCAAGTATCCCGTAAATTCCGCCGGCAAAAAGAATAATTGCAAGCACGACGGCAAGAAGGGTTTCGTTCCGCTCCTTCTTTCGCCACTTCTCGCGGGTGATCCGCAGCTGCTCTTGCTTGATCTTCTCAGTCTGCTCTTTGCGTGCGCGGTCGTACTCGTTGCGCTGCTCTTGAGACATTGACCAGTACATCGCATGCTCTTCTTCACGCTGCTTCTCGCGGATGAGAGCTGCCTTCATTGCGGCAGTCGCGGCACTGGTCTTCGTGTTGTAGTCGATGATTGCAGCATTGACTACGCGATTGTTGACGATTCTTGTTGCTCTCTCTTTCGAGAGATCCTGCTTCATCGCTGCGTTGTCGCGCTTCTTCTGCCTGATGGCAGACTCTTTTGCAGCAATCGCACGCGCATCTTCGACAAGACCATAGGTCTCGTTCATCAGGCCGCGAGCAGATTCCACCGTAGTCTTAGCGGCGGAGAGTGGGTTCGATACAGCGTTGGCTGCTTCTGCGATCTTATCTAGCTTGGACATGAGAGGTACAAAGCCTGTTCATCTCTGCGCCTCTTCAGAAGTCCCGGTAAAACACGACCGCCGCCTTTAGTCCATTTCATGAACTCTTCAGCGGCCCCCTCGAAGTCCCCACGATTATTCTTCATGCGAAGTCCGCTTCGCTGAAGATTGCCCAATCCTACGTTAAATGCAAAAGAGACAAGACTTTCAAACCGTCCTTGATTGCTAAGAGTGTTAGGGCAAAGACGGGCCACTCCGCGCTCAAAACGCACAAGGTCTTGAGCAAGGAGATCGTCCACTTCAGAAGCAGTCCAGACACGGTCGTCCTCCGGTCGTAAGGGAAATTCCTTACGCAGCATCTTCCCTGCATTCTCAACAGTCCTGACAATCGGAAGCTTTGTTTGTTCCGGGTACAGGAGATGCCCAACGCCAACTGTCCACAACTGTGCTGGGCACAGGTAAGGGCGGTACTTCACGCCCTCGTGGTGCTTGATGACTTTAATTGCCGCTGGGCCGATCTTCATTGCCAATCCTTCCAGACTTCCTCAGAAGCCTCAGATGGAGAGTCCTCGAAGTATGACAGCAGCCATACCAGCAAGAGGAGATGCATCGTTACTTCTTAGAGAAAGCTTGCGTGCCGAACCAGAATGCAATCACGCTCGACCAGATGATCTGTGTGTCTTCGTCCCACATGTAATCGAGCATGACCTTAAAGTCAGTGCCCATACGCCATGCGTACACAAAGCCAGCGATGTCCACGAACACGAGCAGCAAGAACATCCCGTAAGTAATCACGGGGCGAACACTCGCACGCAGGTTGATCACCCACTGCGAGGCTCCCTTGCCGATCTCCATGTCGTGCTGGTACAGCGCAGTGCGCTCTTCCATAGCAGTCTGAAGAGAGACTTGCTCAAGCTTGATCTCCTCGACCTTTGCCTGAGCAAGATAGCCGCGCTCGATCAGCGCAAGCTCTTTCTCTTTTTGAGCAGCCATCAATGCAAGCTCGTGCTTCTTGTCCTGACGGTCTTGGAAGATGGTCAGCAGCTTAGGAAGACCGCCGGCCAAGAACGAAGTCAGGGTCGAGATAAGAGTCATCATTTGCTTGCCCTCACCACATCATCGCCTTTTGTTACCGTAACGTGATCGCCTTCTACGTCGACGCGCATCGGCATCTCCTTGCGATCAAGTTTATCAAGCTTGGAGATAAGCTCTTTGATTACGCCAAACTCTGGCTTTTCTTCTTTTTCATTTGCTCCGGCAATCCCATTTAGCATCGAGATCAACGCGGTTAGCGAAGCTCCAAGCAGGCCCATTACGGCTGCAATCTTGTCAGAGTCGAGAGCAAGGCTTGATACGACCCCGATAACAACAATGACTGTAATGTACTTCAGGCCGTCCTTGCCGATAGCTTTGCCAGCCACGTCCTTTGCAGAAGCCTGAGCTTCAAGACGATTCAGTTCTGCCTGAACCTTTGCCTTGAACATTTCAATTTCGTTTGCCTCGCTCATAGCGCCCTCACTTATCAGCCTTGTTCTCTAATCGATCGAAGATCTTTTCGAGCATGCCCTTTAAGTCGCGGATGTCTTCGCGGTAGTCATCTTTCGAGACGTAATACCTTGGGATGTCTTCCCTCAGTTTCGCGATGTCCGATTTAAGACCACTTACCGCAGACCAGAGTTCTCTAGCGAACCATCCCAAGCCTGTTGCTGAAAGGCCAAGGACTACGTTAAAGACAGCTTGAAGTTCCATTATTTCTTCTTCCGCAAGAAGTTCAGATAGTTGACGCCTTCCTCCGGTTCCCAGAAGACCTTTATCAGGTCTGGGTGCGAGTTCGGAAGGGATGGGTTAATCACAGTCAGCGCACAAGGACTCAGGGTATTGTCTCTGAATCCACG